AGAGTGTTCACCGTATCTGGCCTCCAAGAACTGTCTAACACGGACATCGTATTCACATTTTTCAACACAGAAGCCACTACTGCTCAACGCATATGGATTATCGTCAAACAGGGTCTCGTGGCTTGAGGTAAGCATTAAATACTTATCAATGAGAGGCAATAAACTTGGCACGTAACTAGCCAATGGACGAAGACCCACACATTTGCCGCGGCACCAGGCAATGGGGTCGTCTGTCTCTTTCACGGCCGATAGAGTTGTGCCAAACCGATGTATAATTCTACCCGGTTTATACGCCAGCACAATCGCATCTACCTCACCCGCTACAGGCCAAAATAAACCACTACAAAACTCTACGTTTGCAATCTCACGTGACAACTTAGTTGTCATCGTGAAACCTAAACTATTATAGAGCATTTGAACTTGGTATTCAAAAGCGGGCCATGGAGATACAATACTATCGCTTTCAACGATTCCTAAAGAGTCGTCACCCATAACAAACACATTAAACTTTTCGATTGAACACATATGCATGACGAAAGTAAACATTGCCCCATTAAGTAGAGTATTGCCAGTTGTGGTATTGTTGCTACCAGAGGCACGACCACCTCTTTTAACATACTTATGCCCACTACTGCTAACTCCAATTAATTTTAGTTGGTTTCTAAGATAATCCAATACCAACTTAGGGCACCCAAACTTAACGTACTGATATAGCTCAAATTTCAGAGCATTTACATGCACGTGTGAATCCCATCTTGAACCATCCATCTCCAAAAATACTGGCTTTTTATACTGAGCCAACACGCGGACCATAATTTCTCCGACTTGTTGCCCAGTTTTCCCGCCAGTATAAATAACCTTTGACTCCAAACTATCCCAATTTAACTTGGGACCACACCATAGCTCTGACAAACGTTTGTTAAAAGGCTGAATCCAAGGACCAGTGATACAAGTTGAGGTAGGACTACAACTCTGTATTGGTCTAGGGTCAAATTTTTCTTTGACATTTAGTTCAACCTTAACGAACATATCCAAGG